AGCCTAGAAATAGGAAGGTGCAACGACTATCCCAAATGGGAGTACACTCAAGTGAGTGGAAGTGCAGAGCATCCTTACAGGATGGTGATATAGTCTGAACTATGGTGAGAGCCATAGCAGTTTGAAAGAACGGCTTGAGATTAACGCCCTCAAGTGAACATTTTGCTATCGAATACGCACCAAATAGCAGCACAAGCAGCGCAAGTGTCAAACACACTTGAGGCTGTAGACACTGCCGGAAGAGATAGAGAATCTGCTTATGTGAAGATTTTAAAATCTCTGGAGCAAAGAAGAGATATAGAGAAGTCTTTATTTAAGAATGAGGCTAAATCTACTTCTGACCCAAGAAAGACAGCAAAGTTCTTGTCTTACATGAGCAATGTTGTTCTTGAGTCAAATTCAGCAGTTGCTGCAAATGGAAACGGCTCAGCGGCAGCGACAATGTCAGGCACTAACGATGCGCTTGAATTGGCTGATATTGAAGGCGCAATGAAGTTAGCGTATGACGATGGTGGACAGCCAGATATGCTTGTTCTAAGTCCGGCTAACAAAGTGGCTTTCAGTAATCTGTCTTCAGGTTCAGTTGTGACTAACCAGTTGCATATGACTGCACCAAATGAGGCAGCAATCATTGGTTCTGTATCTCTGTTCCTAACAGATTTCGGAACTCTTAACGCTGTTATTGATAGAAATGCAACAAACACAGAGATACTTCTGTTGGATAGTGACTACTACGCAATCGGTCACTTGCCAGGCAGAATGTTTCAAGTGTCTGATGTAGCTCCTACTGGTGACACAACGAAATTTGCAATTATTTCTGAGTATTGCTTAATCAATCGTGCGCCAAAGGCTCATGCTGCGGTGTTTGATCTAAACACTTCATAATTATAATGGTGGAGGGGGTGTAAAAGCCCCCTCTCCTCTTGAGGATATAATGAGAAAAGTATTACTAAGTAAAAACCCACACACGGGTAAAGAGACATGGATTGAGGACACTGTTGATGGTCTTCAGGTCAATACAAAGGTTGATGTGTCTCCTGTGCTTGATTTCGCGAAGAAGCAAGAGGGTGAATATCGGTATGGGTCGTTGATTGGCAACACCCAAAAGCATCAACAAAAGATAGCTGAAATACCAGCACCTTTATTTTTTGAATTACAAAAGAAGTTTGGTCATTTTAAGCACAACAAAAAGAAGTGGCTGAAATGGCTGCAAAACCCTGAGAACAAACACTTTAGAACTACTGGTGGTCGATTAACATGAGTTTAGATACCTACTCTAACCTACAGACTTCAATAGCTAATTTCCTAGCAAGGGATGATTTAACAACCAATATCCCTGACTTCATTTCATTAGCCGAAGCCAGAATGTCAAGAGAGTTAGATACTCGATCACAAGAAGCATCAACGACTGTATCAACTGTGGCTGGTACAGAAAGCTATGCTTTGCCTACAGACTTGCGTGAAATACGGGTAGTAAAGATAAACAGCAACCCAAACAAGGTTTTAGAGTTTGTTACACCTGATACCTTTTACAAGACACATAGTTCAGAAGGACAAGGCACTCCCGTGTCTTACACAATCATAGGCACAAATATTCATGTGCGTCCTATACCTGACTCTGTGAATACAATAGAGATAATATTCGGTAACGGCATCACAGCCCTATCCGACTCAAATACAAGCAATACAGTATTAACACGCCACCCTGATTGTTATTTATATGGGTCTCTCGTTGCTGCTCATACTTTTCTTATGGATGAGCCTAGAGCTACCCAATATGATGCGTTGTTTAGCAGAGCTTTAACTGAGGTCAAACGAGATACGCAACAAGCTCGATTTGGCGGTGGTGCATTAACAATGAAACAGGACTTTGGTGCTACATGATACCTTTCGGAGAGTGGCTACCTGACCAAGCCCCATTGAACTCAAGTGGTGCAACAGTGGCTACAAATGTTATAGCTGCTGCAAGAGGATACAGACCCTTCTTAGGATTAGCTACCTTATCACAAGCTGCTGATGCCTATTTGCGAGGGTTCTTTGCGACTGTTGATAGTGCTGGCACAGTGCATTTATTTGCCGGAAACGCTACAAAGCTACTTAAGTTTAACGCTGGAACAGCAGCATTAGATGACGTTAAGAGTGGTGCGTACACGCTTTCAAGCAAAGACCAGTGGAAGTTTGTGCAGTTTGGCAATAGTGTTTATGCAGCAAGTGGTTTGAGTAATGCTTTGCAGAAATACACACTTGGGTCATCAAGTGCCTTTGCTAATGTATCCGGCTCACCAAACGCTAAGTTTCTTGCCGTTATTAGAGACTTTGTGGTTACGGCTCATGTAAATTATAGCTCTAACACGCACCCATCAAGAGTACGATGGAGTCAGATAAACGATGCTGACAGTTGGACTATAGGAAGCAATCAGGCTGATATCCAAGACATACCTGATGCCGGAAACATTACTGGTTTAGTGGGCGGTGACTTTGGCGTTGTATTATTAGAGAGAGGTATTGCTAGGATGCAATATGTCGGCTCTCCTTTGATCTTTACCTTTGATATGGTGGAGACAGGGCATGGGTGCGATATACCTAATTCAATAGCAGCCCTTGCGCCAACACAGATATTTTATTTAGCCTCTGATGGCTTCTTTATGTTTAATGGAGAGCGATCAATACCGATTGGTTCTGAAAAGGTAGACGAGTTTTTTTTAAATGATGCGTCACCCCATGAACTTGATAGATTAAGCTGTAGCATAGACCCTGAAAATCAGGTTGTAGCGTGGTCGTATGTATCGAATGAAAGTAGTACAGGCGCACCTGACAAGATAATTATGTACAACTACGCTGTTGGACGATGGTCATTGGCTGAGTTAGACCATGAGTTTATAGGCACAATCATATCGCCTAGTTTTACACTTGAGGCATTGGCTACCATATCAAGTAGTATTGATGCTTTGGGTACGTCTTTGGACTCACGTTTCTTTAGAGGCGGTCAGAGTGCCTTTGCTGCGAGTTCTAGTAGTAAGATTGCGTCCTTTACAGGAGAAGCGTTGGCTGCAACTTTGGAAACGGCAGAGTTTGAGCCAGCAAAACTAAAGAAGTCACTCGTAAAGAGTGTTACACCCTATGTTACATCGAAAGATGTAGCTCCTACCCTCACTGTACAAGTGGGGTCTCGTTCTCGACAGATAGATACTGTTTCGTTCACTGCGTCTGCCAACCTGAACACTGATAACTTTGTACCCATCAGGAGTAATGGTCGCTATCACAGAGTACGGGTAAATGCTAGTGGTGGTACTTGGCGTTATGCGTTAGGTGTAGATGTTGAGACAGCCAGTCTGGGAAGACGTTAATGGCTAATTTTAACTTTCTGCGCCTACCTCAAGCTGGGGGAACGCCTAGAGAGGTTAGCAGTGCCGTAAATTTACTGCTTGAAGGCAAGCTAAACTCTACTGGGTCTTTTACGTTAACGGCAAGTACCACAACAACTACAGTCACAGATTTAAGGGCGAGTAGTGATAGCATAATTTTATATAGCCCATTGACTGCCAATGCGTCAGCAGAAGTAGGCAACGGCACAATATTTATATCTGCACGAAATAAACAGAATTTCGTTGTAACACACGCGAACAACGGACAAACGGACAGAAACTTTATGTATGTAGTTTTGGGATGAAATTTTTGCCTGTTCCAGTGGAATATCTGGACGAGAAATGGCAATACATCAAACCTATACTCAACAAAGCTGTATGCTTATCGCCTCGAAAGATAGACATTGAGGACGTATATACGGCAAGTAAACAAGGGGCATACCTTGTGTGGACTGTTGAGGAAGAGGATAAGGTGATTGCCGTTGTTACAACACGAATGGTCTTCTATCCAAAGGGCTACGCTATGGCGTTAGACTTTGTGGGTGGTGGACGCATGAAAGAATGGATTGAGTTGGTTCTATCAACTCTTGAGGCTCACGCTAAACACAACAAATGTATCCATATGGAAGGATTTGGTCGTAAGGCGTGGGATAGATTTATAAACAAATTCGGATGGTATCCGGCACATATAACTTATCATAAGGACTTATAAAATGGGAAAAGGTGGCGCACAAACTACAGTCAGCACTCAAGATATTCCTCCATTTATTCAGGATCAGATTAAACAGACATTTAGAGAGGCAGAAAACTTTACGCCAAATGCTAATATTGTGCCTAATGTCGCTGGTTTTACACCTACGCAGACACAATCTTTTGATGCCCTTACAAACATTGCGACTAACAATCCATTATCAAATTTAGCGTCAACAACCATATCAGACATTATCAAGGGTGACTTTACTATAAGTGACCCATTACAGACCGCTATTGATGCGCAAACGGACAGAGCAATAAACGATATTTCATCACTCTACTCAAAAGGTGGAAGGCTAGGCTCTGATGCTTTTGGAACGGCTATTGGTGAAGGGGTAACACAAGCCTCTGCGCCTTTATTGGCAAATGCTTTGGAAAAAGATCAAGCAAGAAAACTAGCAGCGGTTAGCTCAATACCTTCTATTATTCAGAGTGAATTAGGTTTGGCAAATGTCTTAGGAAGTGTAGGCGCACAAGAAAGAGCCTTAGACCAAGCCTTACTTGATAGAACAGCAATGGTCACTTCTGCTGGTAATACGGCAGAGCAACAAAGATTAAATAATTTACTAGCAGCATTAGGAGCAAGAGGACAAGTTGGTGGCACAACAACACAAACTGCTCCAGGTCGATCTCCTTTAAGTGGTGCTGCTGGAGGTGCATTAACTGGCGCAAGTCTTGGGTCTATTGTTCCAGGAATAGGCACAGGCATTGGGGCTGCTATTGGTGGCGGTCTTGGATTATTGGGAATTATATAAATGGCTGAACAAACACAACTTGGCTTACTAGGTAATTTAGGAAATCAAATATCTAACTTGGGTATTCCTGGTCAATTAGGTCTCTTGTCAACAGGGTTGAGCCTACTTGAAAACAGACCTCTTGGAGAGTCTATAAGAACGGGTCTTGGGGCATTTGGTGGATTACAGCAGATCAATCAACAGCAGAAGCAAAGAGAAGGCATTGAGGCTCTAAAGAAGAGATACGCAAACAATCCTAGAATATTAGCTTTAATAGACGCAAATCCAAGTGGTGCTATTTCTGCTCTTACATCACAAGCATTTGCGCCTACAAGTAATTTTAGAATACTTACACAAGCTGAAAAAGAGAAGTTTGGGATAAAAGGAGATGGCGTTTTTCAATTAAATGTAGGAACTGGTCAAATTCAGCCAGTTACAGGCTCAACTACAACTGGGTCAACCGCTACAACTGCATTTCAAACATTAGAGCAAAGAGCAAAAGCTGCTGGTTTTGAGAAAGGCTCAGACGAGTATAAAGCATTTATGTTGGCTGGTGGTAGAGACGATAGTCTATCTCAAACTGAAATGTTTTTGCTTTCGCAACGCCCTGATTTACTTGAAAAGTATTTTCAAAAGAAATTTGGTGAGGACGAACCATCCACTAATCAAGAACAGCCTTTAGCTACTAGAGAAGAAAATCAAGATGCTACGCCACTAGGTAAACAAATTAAGTTTGTTACTCCTGTGCTTGGTAATCCAGAACAAGAGGAAATAACCTACACCGATGGCACAAAGGAAATAAGACCAAAAGTTGGTACAAAAGCCTTTGAAGACAGGACAAAGAAAAGAGCAAAGGCATTTGTTCAATTTAATAACATAGATGATAGGTTTAAGTTAATATTAGATCAGATAGCCGAAGCTGAAAATATTATTAACAACCAAACAACTTTTGACCCTGTTACTGGAAACACAGGCGTTCTCAAATCAAACATAAGAGGCTCTAACGCTTACAAACTTAAAACAATTTTAAACTCCATTACTGCAAAACTCGGTTTTCAAGAACTTAAAGGTTTGAAAATGGAGGGGTCTACTTTGGGTCAGGTAACAGAGCAAGAATTTAAAAACCTTTCAACAGCTATCGTGGCTCTTGAGCAAGGATTAAAAGCCGAAGATTTAATAGATAATTTTAATCAACTTAGAGGCGTTCTTGATAGTTCAACAGACACAATCAAAGAGTCTCTGTTAATTGAGCATCCAACTCTGAGTGAAAGATTGGGGGCTGATATGATGCCAACAGACCAATCAGACAAGATTGATTTGCCAAATCCAACGACTATTACAAGGGAAGAGTTGGCACAAATAATTGGCGATGACTTTAGTGGTCTAAATAGAATTAAAGACAGTGATTTAAGAATAATTCAAGGTAGAATATTAAAGGGAACATTACGATAATGGACAGAAATGAAGTTATAGGCTTTATCAAAAATGCCCTTACAAAAGAGCTAAAAGGCTCAAAGAAGTATTCTGGAAATGTATCTAGGGCGGTGTTTCAAGGTTTTTCGTATGGGTTTGGTGATGAGGCAGAGGCTTTTGTAAGAAGTGTTGTTGGCGATAAGACTTATAAAGAAAATCTAGGGCAAATTAGAAGTGAAATAAAAAAGTTTCGTAAAGACTTTCCTAGTGACGCAGTAATGAGTGAAATTGGTGGGTCTATACCTACTACTTTTGCTAGTGCCGTAGGTCTTGCTAAGTTAGGTCTTAAAAATCCAAACATAATAGCTATGACAGATGGTTTCTTATATGGATTTGGTGCTGGCGAAGGTGGCTTTAGAGACAGAGCAACTCAAGGTGGTTTAAGCTCCATATTATCGGGCGGTCTTTCTCGATTTCTACAAGGTGTAAGCCCTTCCAAAGAGGCACAAGAACTTATAAAAAGGGATGTTCCTCTTACAGTTGGTCAACAGTATGGCGGTGCTATACAAAAAGTAGAAGATGCCCTAAAGAATATTCCCTTTACTGGTCAATCAGTCACAAATCAACAAATGAGAGCATTACAGGGATTTAACAATGCAGTGATCAATGAGGCTTTGACACCTATAGGGGTTAAGATAGCAAAAGACAAACCCATTTTAGAGGCTCATAGAGAGGCTAAAAACGCAATAAGTAAGGCTTATAGCAAGGCAATAACTTCTGAGCTTCTTATTAGAGATGTAGATACTCTTCTTAAAACATTTGATGAGTCTATTGATGATTTAGTTCTCACAGAGCAAGCGTCTAAAAATCTTAAAAAGCAGATAAGAAATATAATAAAACCAAGAATAAAGGCTAATTCATTAGGCGGTCAAGATTTGAAATCAGTAGAGAGTGACCTTACTAGAATTAGTACAAATTTACTTGGGGCAAAAACAACTTCTGGTCAAAAAGAGGTAGGTTTTGGTTTAGGCGAATTGCAGAGTCTTTTACGAAAAGAATTAATGAGTCAAAACCCATTAGCAGCAGACCGATTAAAAAAGGCAAACTCTGCCTTTAGAAGTTTTTTGCCTATAACTAATGCTGTAAATAAGGGTCTTGCTAAAGATGGTGACTTTACAGCCTTTCAGCTTTTGCAATCAATAAGGAATACTGATACATCGGCTCGAAAAAATGTTACTGCGTCTGGACAAATGCCCCTACAAGACATAGCTAGGGCTGGGCAAAAAACTTTGGGAAATGTTATGCCTGACAGTGGTACAACTGAAAGACTTTTAACAACAGGAAGTATCTTAGGTGCGCCAGCCCTTGCTGCTTCTAGTTATTTTGACCCTAACTTTTTACTAGCACCAATAATTCAAAGAGGCTTGTACTCAGACATAGGGCAAAATGTCGCTAAAAATGTTCTAAAACTTCCAAGTGTAAAGCCAACAGATGTACCTCTTGTTGGACAATTTTTACCAGATCAACCTTTGAGCATTACACAACTTACGTCTCCTAGTGCCGGAGGGATGACCTCAAGAGAAGATGGTTTATTGGGAACGCAAAACAGACCTTTATATTGATAGGAAAAGTAAATGGCAAAAGCAAACATCACAGAATATTCAGCAACCGCTGGGTCTAACACAGAGATTGATGGTACAGATATTTCTGAGGGCTGTAGTCCGGCAACAATTAATAACGCTATTAGAGAATTAATGGCGCATCTAAAGGACATGGATGTAGGTACTACTTCCCTCACCTCTCCTTCAGGCACAAATATTACTGCGACTACTGCTCTAAAGACTCCGGCAATACAATTTACCGATGGTGATGCTGCAATTCAGATTGCAAATGGTGGTGGCGTTACAGCCAATAACTTTAGCTCTACAAGTGTAAATATTGATGGTGGTGCGATTGATGGCGTAACACTAGGCACTAACTCTGCGGTCACTCAGGCTGTTATTGATAATGTCAACATAAATGGCTCTACAATAGGGCATACAAGCGATACAGACCTTATGACAGTCTCAAGTGGATTGTTAACAGTCGCTGGTGAAGTGTCCATGACAACGCTAGATATAGGCGGTACAAACGTAACGGCTACAGCTAATGAACTGAATATATTGAGTGGCGTTACAGCTACAGCGACAGAGCTAAATAAAATGGATGGCGGTGCTACTGTAGGCACTACGGCTGTTGCCGGGGGTGATGGTATTGTCACGAATGATAATGGCACAATGCAGCAGACAAGTGTGGATACGTTTGATACCTATTTCTCTGGAACAACAAAGACGCTAACAAACAAAACGCTGACTAGCCCTGTCCTCAATGGCAGTGTAAGTGGTACGGCTGTACTCGATGAAGATGATTTTGCGTCTAACTCTGCTACAAAACTAGCGACACAACAATCTATCAAAGCCTACATTGATGGGGAGATAGTTAGTGGTGGGGGTGGATTATCCCAAGTTGTAGGCGATACGTCACCTGAGTTGGGCGGTGATTTAGATGTTTTGGCGCGAAGTATTGTCAGTTCATCAAATAGAAACATAGCCCTTACACCCAATGGCACAGGAGTTGTACGACTTGATGGTAATGTCGATATATCCACTGGGGCTATTGATCTAAAGAATGGTGGGGCGCAGTCTTATATACGTTTTTACTGTGAGAGTAGCAACGCTCACTATGCTCAATTACAAGCCCCAGCCCATTCTGATTTCGCTGGTAATATAACGCTTACGCTTCCATCAACGGCTGGAACATTGGCAAAGACCACAGATATAGCAGACGAAGCCACAGCACTTTCCATCGCGCTTTCTTGATAAAGGAGAAAAACATATGCCAAATAATTTTCGTGTCGTAAGCCATGATTTAATGCCAGCCAGTGCTGGAACACCAGAGGACTTATATACTACGCCAGGTAGCACAACGACAGTTGTGATTGGATTGATGCTGTGTAATGTCCATACCTCACAAGTTACAGCAAGTGTTAAACTTGTGTCTGATACGTCAGGGGGTGGCAGAGCAGCTACTAATACAACTACTTTCTTAGCAAAGGACATTCCTTTAGCCGTAGGGCAGACAAAGAACGTACTAGCTGGAGGTAAGGTTGTACTAGAAACAACTGACCAGATAGAGGTCGACTGTAGCGTCTCTGATAAGGTGAGCGTTACGATGAGCATAATGGAAATTACATAATGTCAGAGTATGATTTAGGAAAGATTGGCGAGAATACGAGCTATGAGCCTATTGTACGCCAAGTTGAAAACACAATTACAAATTCATTAACAGTGGACGCAAGTAACAATGCTGTATCTCCAGGGCCAATCACCATAGCATCAGGGGTTACTGTTACTGTGTCTGGAACGTGGGTGATAGTATGAGCAAGCTACAAGTAGAAAC